ATGACAGCACAGGAAAAGGAAAGGATCACCCGGCTGCGAGGTGAAGGCAAAAGCTATGGGGCTATTGCCACACTGCTTGGCATATCGGCCAGCAAGGTCAAGAGCTACTGTACAATGGCCAAATCCATAACGCGGATTGACGTGAAAAAGCCGGACCTTCTACAGTGAAAGCGCGTTGCGGCCTATGCGCGTGTTTCGATGGATACGGAACGGCTGATGCATTCGCTGTCCGTGCAGGTCAGCTACTACAGTGAGTTGATCCAGAATACGCCGGGCTGGGAATACGCAGGCGTCTATGCTGATGAAGGCATCTCTGGCACAAAGATGGACAGCCGCCCGGAGTTTGTTCGGATGTTGGCAGATTGCGAAGCCGGGAAGATCGACATCATTCTCACCCAAAGCCTGTCACGCTTTGCCCGAAACACAGTGGACACGCTCAACGTTGTCCGCAGGCTGAAGGAGCTGGGCATCGAGGTCCGATTTGAAAAGGAACGCATCAATTCTCTGGCAGATGAAGGCGAGCTGCTCATTACCATCATGGCATCCTTCGCGCAGGAAGAGGTGCGCTCTCTGAGCGAAAACGTCAAATGGGGGCTGCGCAAGCGGTTTGAGCAAGGCGTGCCCAATGGGCGCTTTCATGTGTACGGGTACCGCTGGGAAGGTGATCATCTGGTGATTCGTCCTGATGAAGCCGCAATCGTTCGCCGCATTTTTCAGAACTTCCTTCAGGGCAAGTCCCGGCTGGAGACTGAACGCGAGTTTGCGGCAGAAGGCATCACCACAGCCGACCCTGACAAGGTTTACGGCGGTCCCCATCACGGAACAGCGCAGGCGGAAGGTCGCGGCTTACGCCCGCGTCAGTACGGACCATGAGGAACAGCAATCCAGCTATGAGGCTCAGCTGGACTACTACACCAACGTCATCCGGAACCATGACGGCTGGGAGTTCGTGAATGTGTATGCCGATGAAGGCATTACCGGCACCAGCACCAAGCACCGCGAAGGCTTCAAGCAGATGGTTGCCGATGCACTGGCAGGCAAGATCGATCTCATCGTAACGAAATCGGTCAGCCGCTTTGCCCGCAACACGGTGGACTCCCTGACCACGATCCGTCAGCTGAAGGAGCATGGCACGGAGTGCTGCTTCGAGAAAGAAAACATCTGGACCTTCGACAGCAAGGGCGAACTGCTCATTACCATCATTTCCTCGCTGGCACAGGAGGAAAGCCGCTCCATCAGTGAAAACTGCACCTGGGGTCAGCGTAAGCGCATGGCAGACGGCAAGGTTTCGGTTCCCTTCAGCCGCTTCCTGGGCTACGATCGCGGGGAGAACGGTGAGCTGGTGGTGAATCCGGAGCAGGCAGAGATCGTTAAGCGCATCTACACTGAGTTTCTGCAGGGGGCCACGCCCCACACCATTGCGGCAGGCCTGACGGCTGACAGCATCCGGTCTCCCGGCGGCAAGGACAGGTGGAACCCCAAGACGGTGCAGAGCATTCTCCAGAATGAGAAGTACAAGGGTGACGCGCTCCTGCAGAAGTGCTTTACCGAGGACTTCCTCACGAAAAAGCAGGTGAAGAATCAGGGGCAGGTGCCGCAGTATTATGTGACCGGCGACCATGAAGCCATCATCCCGGAGGATGTATTCGATATGGCGCAGCGGGAGATTTCGATGCGGAAGCCCGGCCCCAACCGACACAGCGGCGTCCGGGTTTTCTCCAGCACCATTTACTGCGGGGAATGCGGCGGCATGTACGGCTCCAAGGTGTGGCATTCCAATGACAAGTATCGCCGGGTAGTCTGGCGATGCAACAGGAAATACGATGGCGATCAGCCCTGCGGCACACCCCATTTCGATGAGGAAACGCTGAAGCAGCTGTTCCTCTCCGCGCTGAACAAGCTGGTCGGGAAGCGCAACGAGATCAGGGACAGCTTTGACGCCATTGGCAGCACGGTGTTCGACACGGATGCGCTGGAAGCAGAGCTGGCGCAGGTAGAAGCAGAAATGAGTATCGCCGCAGAACAGGTTGCCCGAAGCATCCGTGAGAACGCCATGGTCGCGCTTGACCAGTCTGCCTATCGGGCAAGGCACGATGCCCTCTGCGACCGCTACGAAAGCCTCAAGGCACGCTGCAAAGAGCTGAAGGAGACCATCTCCGACAAGCAGACCCGGCTGGCTGCCATTGATGATTTTCTGAGAACGCTCATGAAGCAGGAGGCGCTTCCCACAACCTTCGACCCGATGACCTACCATATCCTTGTCGAACGGATGACGGTCTACAGCAAGGCCAGGGTGATGGTTCGGTTCAAGAACGGTATGGAAATTCAGGCCTGACACTTCGGCTCCCGTGCAAAAGCGGGAGCTTTTCTTTGTTCCCCCAAAAACAAAAAAAGGCGCAGCGCAGCGTACATCTGCTACCAATTTCCGAAACTGCTACCAATTCTGCTACCAATTTTCTATCCGCATATTGCTTGTATTCAACACGCCACCTTGATTTCATAACAGGAATAGGTGGCGTCCTTGATCTGATCCGCGATGGGCGCAAACACAAGGTCAGCCATCAGCTCCACAACGTCGCGGGGCGTCCAGTGCTCACCGGCTTCCTCATTGTTGGCCTTGTTGAAGCAGCGCACAAGCTCCTCGAAGATGGTGCCCATAGCATGGTTGTCCAGACCGGGGAGATTGCCGCACGGCTTCGGGCTGAGGTTAATGTCCTTGCTGATAAACTTCTGGATGACCGCGCCGAGAATGTCGGCTTCGATCATGGTGTCGATCTGGTTTCGGAACTTGAACTTGTCCAAAATTTCCTGCACATTCGGAGAGAAACCATCAAGGTATGCCTCGAAGTCTACCTTCAACTTCTGTGCCGTCGGACGGCTGGTCAGATCGCGCAGGCAGAAAGGAGAAGAATTGCAGAAAGCCTGACCGGCAACATTGCAAAGCACACCCCACTGGTTGGTAATCCCCGCAGTATCCAGCGTCTTTTTCATTTCGAGCACCTGCAGCTTGGTGTCTTCCAGCACAGCATCCAGACGGCGGATAACAGTCATAGGAAGAATAACATCGCGGTACTTACCGCGCACATAAACATCGCGCAAGCAATCATCGGCGATACCCCAGATAAAGTTTGCAATCGTGTTGAGCATACGAGCGTCCATCGGTTTGGCCTCCTGAATCTCTGTTATGCGTTAATCCTCGTCATCGACAAATTCCATGATATCCCCAATATTGCAGTCGAGAGCTTTGCAAATCTTGGCAAGCACTGTCGTGGTGACGGCTTCACCTTTGCCCATCTTGATGATGACGCCTGAGCTGATGCCTGCGGCGAGCTGCAGGTCCTTCTTGCGCATCCCTTTGTCGATGAGCAGTTTCCAAAGCTTATTGTAACTTGTTGCCATCAAGGTTCACCTTCCTGCTGTCGAGTGGTATCACCATCATTATACGATATATGTTGCATCTTTGCAATCGACAGACATACGAAAAGAAGAATTACTCTTGCTTTTATGTGAATAAAGCGATGCATAGAGATGGCGGGTAAAGGCAGAAATGAAAAACGCGAAACAGCATGAACTGCTCGCGTCTTTCCGTGATGGGTGTTTGAAATATGATCATTTTGATATGCGCTGAGGTCATGACCTGTTACGCAATCATCCCAAAGAACCTCAGTGCATCTTCAATCGCCTTTTCCTTATCCGGCGGGCAGATCAGCATCTTTGCGCTCTCGGACTTCGCTTTGTTGTAGCATTCGCGCTCGATAATCCCATGCTTTCTTTTCACCTGCGCGATGTACAGCGGCGTGACGTTCAGGCCGGTCTGTTCCTTCACGCGCGCCTGAATTTCGCCATAGTTCGCCTTGCTTTCGGCCTTGGTGACGGCGAGCTTGTCTGCGTCGATGCCAACCTTGACGATATCATCCGGCTTCTGTTGGACCAATGACATAACAGTTTCGACAGTTGTTTCAGTTTCCAAGGGAAGTTCTTTCACTTCCTCGCCATCAACAGGCACAGGGAAGTTGAACACAATCTTTCTTATCCAGCTTCCGTCTTTCCTTTTCTCCGGGAACATCTCAATTCGCTCGATAAAGGCTTTCATAAACTCTTTCTGTTCCGCTTCTGTTGCGGAATGGTAGACTTCATCAAATGCCAGTAAGAGCCGATAGATATTGTTACCGGAGATTTTCTCCTGCTGAATGCTGCGGATTTGACCTTGCAATTCGCCAATCTGAACTTCGATATCCTCTATTGTATCATACTGCTCATCATAGCGGCGCTGCAAGTCCAAAATCTTTCTGTCATAGTGGGCATCGTTGATGTCCAAGGTGTCCATCTGACGCTCCAAGCGGCTTTTCGTTCCAAAGGCTTGCTTCAACTGTCCTTGCAGGACGGCGATCTGCTTTTCCATATCCTCTGTATCAACAGCCGAGCCGATTTTCGCCTGAATCGCTTCTACAAACCGGGGATTGTTGACCATAGCGGATATAATCTTAGCCACAAACTTGTTGATCTCCGTCTGCTCGATATTCAGTCGGAAGCTGCACTCATGTCCGGTAGGTGTTACCGTGTTTTTGCAGTAGTAATAATACCTCGTTTTCTTGTCCTTGCTGTGAGCCCTGGCGATATTGCCGTACATACTCTTTCCGCAGCATGGGCATTTCAGAATGCCGGACAGGATGTGTGCATGATCTGGATTGTTGACCTTTTCCCGCTTAAAGGAATTGATCTTACGCTTTTCCTGTGCCAGATACCAATCTTCTTCCGAAATGATGGCTTCGTGCTGTCCCTCATAAATCGGGAACTCCGACTGCTCAACTACGTGCATCTCATTTCTTGTGCCTTGCTTCTTTTCCGTCCTGCGTCTGCCATAGGCGATCTTTCCCATGTAAACGGGATTGTCCAATACATCCTGCACGAAGTTCCTTGAAAATCCGGGAATGGTATTGTTCTGCCGCAGTTTCTTGATAAAGCCGTTGCGGTTCAGATATTTAGCAACCCCGGCAACGCCCTCGTTGGTGTGAATGTAGCGGTCATAAATGACACGGATTACTTCCACTTCATCCTCCGCAATGACCAAATCTCCGTTTTCCAGTTTGTAGCCATAAGGAGCGAAACCACCGTTCCACTTGCCCTCACGAGCCTTTTGCTCACGTCCTGCCATTGTCTGGGTGCGGATATTCTCTCGCTCTATTTCTGCCACCGCAGACAGCACGGAAATCATCAGCTTTCCGGCATCCTTTGAACTGTCGATGCCATCCTCCACGCAGATCAGATTGACACCGAAATCCTGCATGAGCTGCAAAGAGTTCAGAACATCCGCCGCATTTCTGCCGAATCGGGACAGCTTAAAGACCAGCACATAGGAAACGCCGTCCTTGCAGTCCTGGATGTCATTCAGCATCCGTTGGAAGTCCTGCCGCCCTTGGATATTCTTTCCGGAAAATCCCTCGTCAGAATACTCCCCGGCAATAACCATATCTTCGTATGCCGCATACTTCCTCAGCTTGTCACGCTGGGCATCCAAGCTGTACCCGTCAACCTGCATAGAGGTGGACACTCTTGTATAAATATAGCATTTAAGTTGTTTCTTTTTCAGAATCTCCACCTCCCTCATTCATTTCCTTTACCATAAGTCCCTCGTTGCGGATATAATACTCCAAAAGCCACAGCACATAATCCGGTGCATGGCGGTTGTCCAATTCCCACTCGGTCATAGTCCGGTAAGGGATATGGACGAGCTTGCAAAAATCTTTCCGGTTCAGTCCTGTGCTTTCCCGCAACTTGATAATTCTGTTCTTACAATCCATCTGTCTTTTCTCCATAAAAAACAAAAATACACGTTGCGTAATCATTATAGCATAGCCGCAGTGAATACGCAACGTGTAAATTGTAAATTTTTACGCAGCCTTATTCGTCAAAGGCTGTGCTTGATTACTTTCCTTGGAATGCTCCACTTTCTGAGGGGCATCCTGTTCCAATTTATCCAAAACCTGATGTCCATATTTCTGGAGCATCTGGCTCATAACATCCACACAGCGGACAAATGCCGCATTATATTTTGCATCCTCATAATATTTCTTCAATAGGCAGTTACCTCCATCAAATTTCCATGTCCTGTCCACGCTTACGGGCAGGTGCTTTGTGTTCCTGTGTTTCCTTTCCTCTGGCGAGGATGGAATTGATAAAAGCCCGAACCTTTTCGGATGCAATTTCCAGTGCATCCAGGAAAGGCTGGGCTTTTTGCTTCAACTCTTGATATTTTTTATTCGCTTCTTCACATCGCTGCTTCCAAATGGATGCAGACTTTTGAGCAGATTCCAGTTTCCCTTTCAATCGCTCATTCTCTGCATGAAAGAGAATGCCGTTGGTGGCATAGCGTTTCAACGTGTCGCATTCATCCGGTGTCAGCGTGATATTGTTTCCGAACGTGGCTTTCTTGCCCATCGCTTCAATATCCTGCACCGTAAGTGCAATGGCCTTTGCTGCCTTGGTTTCCTTTTGCAGAGCTTCCAGTTTCTTTTTCTGCTTTTCCGTAGCAGCTTTAGCATCCTCCAAACTCTGTTCTGCCTGTGCCACCTGTCCTGTCACAGCTTCCAAACGCTGCTGTTCCGCCTGCACCTTAAACTGTGTCACCGTCAGATGTTCCTCGGTGCTGCCACGCTCTCCACGCTCCACATCGGTATATCCGGCAGCACGCATGAAATTAAAAAAGTCATCCTGCAACACGCTGTAGGATGACCTTAAAATCTTTTTTCCTTTTTCATTGAGCTTGGGATTTCCGTCCTCGTCAAGCACCGGTTTGGAGTCCCATTTCTTACTTCGGCTGACTTGTGTGATCGTTTCCTTTACCGTTCCCCGGAGAGCTTCATCCTTACATCGCTTCGACCAAAGGATCTGCTTTTCCACTACCGGAATATAAACCACATGGAGGTGATAGTGGTACACATCCTCGCCAAGAGCTTCGGACATTGCCCGGTTGTGCTCATCGGCGTGCATCACAGCAGAGAGGATATACTGCTCACCGCCTACGATCTCCACGGCGGCTTTATAGGCATCAGCATAAAACTGTTTTGCAAATTCATAGCCGCCGTGGTTGTAGAAATAAGCGGAGTTCACATCAAAAACCAACTCGCCGTATTTGATGGCATCCGGTTTCAGACCTCTGGTGGAGATCACGCCATCCTGTTCCATTTGCTCAAACATTTTCACATAATCATCGGTGGGAGTCTTGAAGTGAACATTCAGCGGAGTGCGTTCCGGCACAATGTCTTGATTGCTGTAACTGTCCTTTTCTCGCTCATTGTGTTCCTGTATTTTTGCCACATCGTCCGGTGTCGGTAAGTCCTGATTCCGGGCTACGGTGCGGTCTATTCCATCATTTCTTGCCAT